TCCAATGCCTATTATAACTGCTCATTCAATACCTATCATAACTGCGCCGACAATACCTATCATAACTGCTCCTCCAATGCCTATTATAACTGCTCATTCAATGCCTATCGTAACTGCGCCGACAATACCTATCATAACTGCTCATTCAAGACCTATTGCGTCTAAAATGATTCTTTCCAATGACCCGATTTACGGAAACTTGAAAAATGGCTTAAAAAAAACATTTAGAAGTAGGTATAATATCAATAATTCTAATATAAACAAACCTCCAGAAAAAAAAACACAGCATGCCAAATATTTATCTCGAACCCGCAGTGTCAAATATATAGTTGGAAAAAATATTAAGACCAATACAGTATCTGTATTGGTGCCAAACGAAACAATAAGAAAAAATGCGTCGAACGCGCATATTGCGTTAATTACAAAACCTATTAACGAAATTAGAGCATATTTACAAAAAAACAATTTAATAAAAGTTGGAAGTCAGCTTCCAGAAGGTATAATGAAGGAGATGTATGAAAGTGCGATGATAGCTGGAAAAATTAATAATACGAATAGCAATATTTTATTTGAAAATTACAATTTACAATAAATACAAATAATTAAATTAAAATAAATTAAAGTAAAGTAAATTAAATTAAAATAAATTAAAGTAAAGTAAATTAAATTAAATAATTATAAATTGATTTAGAATATTGTATATAATTAAGTAAAAGAATGCGGTTCTGTAAAAATTGCAATAATATGTACTATCTCACCATTTCCTCCGAAAAAGATGCCGTACAAACACTTTTATATACCTGTCGAAATTGCGGCGACGAAACTAGAGATTCGACCTTACTTGGATGTGTTTCTGAAACATTTGTTTCAAAAAAAAATGCAGACATTGGATATATTATGAACGAATATACTAAATACGACCAACCCTTCCACATATAAGCAATGTAAAATGCCCCAACTCAGAGTGTCCGAGTAATAAAGACCCTGAACACAATAAGAGAGACGTAGTATATATCAGATACGACGACACGAATATGAAGTATGTGTATTTATGTGTTGTATGCGGAATAGCGAAATGGACGAATGATACTTAATGCGTTTAATAATTTAGTAAACAATATAAATATATAATATTCGTATTATATAATGTCTTTTGCAGAAAACATAGAATTTTTAACACGCATTAATGTATCAGTTAAAGAAATAACGAAAGACGGTAAAGCAGACAAGAGCATTATACCGCAAATTGTTTTATTAATTACAGATTTACTTTCAAGTGGAAAAAAGAGGGATATTGTTACTGATGAGCAATTGACTAAGAATATAACATCATTGTATGAGTATATTATGGAACATTATAATCTTTTTCCGGCAGACGATTTACAAAAGGCAGAGTTTAAAACACTATTCGGCGTATGTATAAAGCTAACGTTATTTCAGCCACATATAGCGAATACTAAAGATACTAAATCTGGGTCAAAATATTTTGGTCGGAAATATGATGTTAATTAAACTATTTTTCTATGATAGAAAGTAATATGCGATATATTAAATTAATTATTAATTGAAATTATATAAATAATATTATACTGTAATATTATGCCGCCAAAACCAAAATCGAACCCAATCATAAAAGAAGATGAGGACGAAGATCAAGAAGTATTAAACGATTCAGAAGAATATGACGACGATTCTGAAAATGACGAAGATATCCAAACCGACCAAGATAATGATGATAACGACGATTCCGACATTGATGTGAAAAATGATGATTCGGACGAATCTGCTGAAATTGAGCCAGTTTCAAGGGAACATGAGGATTCAGACGACGGAGAAGAGGTTCTTCGAAAATTCACAGAAAAGATGAGAAATGATACAATATTACAATTCCATCCAGAAAGCATATCGCATAATTACGATGAAGTAAAGATGTTAGTTAAAATAAGACGAAACGCAGATGGCGTAATTGACGATGAACTCCATAAAACGATACCTATTTTAACAAAATATGAAAAAACTAGAATTTTAGGCCAGCGCGCAAAACAGCTAGAAACCGGCTCACAGACATTTATCAATCCTTATCCAGAAGGAGTAGTGGATAGTTATTTATTATCGCAAATGGAGTTTGACCGTGGATTAATTCCATTTATTATTCGAAGACCTCTCCCTGGCGGAAAATCCGAATACTGGTGTTTGAATGATTTAGAAAAGATATGAGTTTATTGAACGAGTCGATGAAATTTTTGTGAAATAGAAATAGTGTTTTATTTATTTATTTTATTTTATGTTTTATTTATTTATTTTATTTTATATTTATATTTATATTTATATTTATTGTACGATAAATATAAAATAAATTGATTTATAACTATAGAGATTAATGGTATTAACGCTATGATGCATTATCTTTATCGTCAGATAGAGTCTTTTTACCAACGACACGACATCTTTAGAAAACCGCTTGAAAAAATTATCAATTGTATGATGGAAAAATGTAAATATATCAACGGTGAAAGTTTAGAACGACATAATTGGAGCGGCAAGCCTTTAAAATTAATCAACATTCCAAAAAATATACATTCTGCTATGTTTGAAGAAGATTTGTTAAATGCACTTAATTTAGACGAAAATGAAAAATCGACAATAGAATTATTGTGGGGGGATATACAACTCGGAAAAAGGGTTCAGGCCTGTATAATAATGTGGATTTCCGTATACATTTTAAAAAGGCCGGTTTTATACATTTTTAGAAATTTATCAATAGATCAAAAACAATTGTACGATGATATAGTCGGAACCGAAAAATATAACTTTAATATTCAATTTATTAAAACATTATTCTCAGAGTTTACCGAAGATGTTCAATCCCAATGGAAAGATTTTAAACTTCCTGAATTAAAAGATATAAGCACGGGCGATATTATCAATAAATTAAATAACAAAGAAGCAATAAACTCAAATGACATATTCTGTTGCTTAATGAATTACGCGCAGCTGGCGAAAATAAATTCAAAATTTAATGAATACATTATGCATAACAACGAACTTGTAGATATGACAATATTAGTCGACGAAAGCGATTTAATGGCACCGACTTCTTCTAACGATAGGAGCAATATTAACGATAGAAAAGATTCTACTGCTTGTGAAATTTTGCTTGCGAGAATATACAAAAAGGTAAAATATGCGTTACATATTACAGGTACTGCGCATTCATTGTTGTATAACGTAACAACCAGGTTAAACGACAACACTGACATACAGATAAAAATATCAAAAGTTCATAAAATGAAAAGATCAGATGATTATTTCGGATTATTTAATGAATCTATAACATTCAATACGAGCATTAAAAAGTGGTGGAATGTACAATCTGAAGAACTCGATATTGTGACGAAATCGTATGATATTATAGAAGATTATAATATTAATATAAAACCAATTATTGCCAGCATTATTAGTCGACCTAAAGAAATCAAATATAGCTCATTATTAATAAGTGAAGAAAAAATACGAGTGAATCAGTTCTTATTAGTTGGTAAAATACTTAAAGATTTTCCTAAATTATTCATAATTATATACCACGGAAATTGTCTAAGGGTGTATTTATCTCAGCAGTACGAACAAGAGATTAAACGGTTATCTATGTGGGACGCAAAACAGTCTTCGACTAGCCAGAGATTATACCAGATAGGGGGAGTATGGGGGTCATCTACAATTGCCGAAAAATCCGAAAAACTGCCCAATGCGTATTGTTATTTCTCGATAAATACAAAAATATTAAATATAAAATTAGTATATAAACTATTGAGGGTTTTATTCGAAAAAAGTGATATCCTGATTGAAAATAAAACTGTGCTAACTATAACAGGCAAATACGGGGAGAGAGGATATTCATTTACTAGCGACGACTATGATAATTATTCAATGCATTTAACCGACCAGTATTTCGTATCGCATGCTTCTCTCAACTGTACTAATGCGTCGCAGCAAATGAGAATTCAGGGGAAAATAAATGACGACGATCTTAAAAATGGAACAATGAAGTTAACGTTGTGGACAACGTCCGAATTGCAAGACATTATGCAAAACTTTTATGTGAAGTTTATAAAAGAATTAGAAAAATTTATAATGTCGTGTAATAATTGGGAAGATATCCGAGCGTTGATTGAAAGTGTAATAGATAATGGAGATTTTAAATTCGGCAAATATATGAGATATATAGATGCGTCTAAGAAGCGAAAGAATTTAATACCTGTAAAACGATACGATAAGCAAACCAAGGGATATAAATTAATTGTCGTAGATGGAATGACGGATAATGCAATACGTGAATGGTGTAAAGAATCAAAATTACCAGAATATATTTGTGTGAATGAAATAAGGGAAACGCATATTAATGAGTTTATAGACAAGTATGGAGTTTTTGAAATAATTCAACGAGACGAAAAAATAGGTTCATTAAATTCATTTAAAACAGATATGAGTGATTTTAGGAATAAACACAGAGATACGTTTCCGCTATCAATATCTGACCCAAGCGCTGCGTGGTTTAATGAACGTGAGAGCAGTATTAGAAGAACCGACGGATTTCATATGGACAGACTTACAGAATTGGAATGGAAAAAACAAGATATATCTATATACCGAAATAATGTATCAAAAAATATATCTAATTCTAAAAACTCTCATCAATGGAATTTAGCATATGACTGTGATGATAATTTGTACATTTCTTTGAGATATCCACATACAAAAATAATGCCGCCGCATACACACGATTATCTTAAAAAAACTCCGTACATCGCAGACGGTGATAAAATCTATTTTTCGGGGTTAAAAAAAGAGTATACAAATCAAGAAGGAGGTGATTGTATAGACGGCGAGCCAATATTGCCGGCCAAATATTATTGGAAGACTCCCGATGGATGGCTATGTTTATATGACAGAGATAAACCAGACATAATATCATTAAATGTGATATCGCCTTTAGAAATCCACCGTGTCGTTGAAAATGTGATAGATTCGGAACCAGTAATTAACGGGGATGTATTGTTATTTACTCAATCGTGTATAAGAACGACGGACAATCGATTATTACGAGTATGTATCAAAGACATATTTAATTTATATGAAACATGGTGTAGATTAACCGTTAAAAAGTGTATAAAAACTCAAAAGAAGTTTAAGGAAGAATTGGAAAAAATAAACTATAAAGAAGAAGAAACCAAAGGTGTTGATATAAATGACAATCCGGCTAAACGGGGGTACAATATCATACTTCGTGTATAAACTAATTTAGAATTAATTTATTATACTTAGGTAATAATTCGAAGTAATGAATAGTTATATTATTAATGTTTTTATTTTAAAAAATAAAAACACACTGAATGAGATATATACTTATATAAAAAATAGGTACACTTCATCAATCGATATTAATGAAGTAAGAGGTTGCGTATCCGATTTGATAAAAAACGATCTAATTTTTTTTCGCGAAAAGGGGTATCAATTAACAGATGAAGGAACTGTAATATTAAACGACA